ATTTAAATTTAATTACTAATTAATGATTTTAGTTGCGATGATCACTTTGAATAAGCGAGTGATATAGTGTTTTGGTATATCTTGGTCTGGGTAATTGTCTTTGTCGGGGTTTTCGGATACGAGGCGATAGCATTTGGGGTCGCGTGATTTTGTAATGCGCTTGATGAGACGATAACCGTTGGAGGTTACTATGGCGTATATTTCGCCAAGAGGAAACCACGTTAGGTCTACTTCTTTGACGGCTACAATATCGCCGTGATTGATAGTGTTTTGCATTGATTGCCCCGTAGCGTTGATCCAAAAGTCGCAATTGTTAGCGGGTGGGTAGTTGATGTAATAATCGGGTTTTACATTATTAAATTCTATTACTCCCATAAAACCGTTGGTAAAATCAATATTGTAATAGGGTACGCCTTTTTCGTTGTAATTTATTGCTTCATCAGCGAGGATGGGATCTACATTTGTTATAGGATTGCGTACATCTTTGGGTACAATTAAATCACCGCTTGCAATTTTTTTTAAGTCCTCCAATGTATATTTAGTATTCCGTACTTCATTGGGTAGCATTGTTCCTTCTCCTTTCCAAATCCAATCTTTATTGAACCCATATATATTGGCGAATTTTGTAATGAATTTTTCAGTAAGATATCTCTCATCACCTTTTAGAGCTAAGGACATAGACGTCTTATTGATTTCCATTTTATTCACAACATCTTGATTTGTGCTTATTGTCTGTTCACCTTTTAGGTGTGATATGGCTTTTTTGAACCTTTTACGAACATCTTCAATATAAACATTGTTTGTATTTGAGTTATTTTCCATATCTTTCAATATTTAAGGTTAAACATTTATATTATGATTACAAATAATTTCAGTCTGTTTCAACAAAAACATAACTAACAACGAAAAAAATACAACTAACAATCAATTAGTTATAAAATATTTTAATGAAAATATAAAAAAAGTTTGTATTTTATTTGGACGATATAAACATTGTTTGTATCTTTGCACCGTCAAAATGATAGTAAAAAGAGTTAGTCGTTTTGACTTGGCAAAAGTACTAAATATATATGAAACTTACAAACAAAGCGAAAGAAAAATTAAAAGACAAGCCTACAATGAGGGCATTGGAAGACAGTTTGAACATTACCATTTGGACATTGTGCAAGTGGCGAGCAGAGAAAAACACAAGATTTTATCGCAAATCGGAAGCGGTTCGTGAAAAATTCTTAGAGATTATCGAACTAACGGAAGATGAAGCATTTGAACCTGATAACGATTAACAAATTAAACTATGTTAAGTAGAGTAGAACGATTGAATGAAGACATTAATACAGTATTCGCCAACGAGCGTGAGGAGTTATGGCAAATGCAGGGGGTTGTACCTAATACGGTGGACTTGATTGCGAGGGCTATTGAGGTGTATGAGTATCGCAAGTTGGCAAAGAGAATGTTGAGCGTTCCTGAAGCAGCTGATTACTTGGGCGTATCGGACTATATTATTCGTACGTGGATAACTGATGGTACTCTAAAGAATGAAAATCTTTCTGGTGGGCGTACATTGATAAGTATGCAACAATTGGAGGATTTACGCAACAAGGATATAAGAAAAGTATTGAGAAAAATGAAACGCAGATAAAAAAAGGCGACACTATCACAGCACCGCCTTAATGACTTGCAATTTTAAAATTATTAACATTAAAATCACAAAGACAAAATTACAATGGCAAAATTACAACAAATGAGCGAAACTACCAAACAAAATAGCCAAATTCTTCTACAAGGTGGCTATGTAACCTACGAGGGCAAACGCTATAATGAGTGTGAGCCTTTTGAAAAAGAGGCTTTTAATGACGCATTACATATAGTGCGAGTTAGTGATATTCAAGACCAAGAACCTCCCGTTTTAAATCTATTTGAAATGAGAAAAGAAAATTACACGCCAAGCGGTAAGGTAAGCAAGGCAATGTTTGACTGCCTTATTAGCAAGGTAAGAATTGAAGAAGAAAGCACCTTAGATTATTTCGTTATAAGTTCATCACACGGTGTATACCATCTATGTGTAGGTGGCGAATGGGTTAAGAGAGGTGGGCAATCTCGTATAGAGATAACCTGTAATGATAGTTATGTAGAGTATAGAGGTAGTTATTATGATTTGCAATTCACAGAAGAGCAGCAATATGCATTGTTAGACTTGCTCTGTAAGACTTACGATAATTTGGAAGATGAAGAACATTATAGATGGTGCGATAACTATGAGACAAACAAGATGAGATATGAAGAGAGTTTATCTCACGATTGGCGTCAATTTATTTAATATTTAAAATCATTACAACTATGAAAGAGCAAATCACAACCTTAGAATTAGATAAGTGCTACCGAGTGAAGTATGAGAATATTAGCTGGTGCATAAAAATTTACGAAAAGAGAGTCATTTCTGAAAACCTTACACTATTGAAAACTATAGATGTAGGCGAAACTTCTATCAATATGAGAAGTTATATATCAGATAATATATACCGACAAAATGAAGAAATGAAGTATGAAGTACAAGAGATTAGCAATAGAGAGTTTTTGCACGAGTTGAGAACAAAGCGCAATGAGATAAACAAAATGATAAAGAAAATGTCTTAAACAAAGATAAAGAGCCTCTACCAAATAAATAAGTGCCGTGTTACCCTTAAATCTGGACATATCTAAATCACAATAACGCACGGCACTTTCTTTTAAGAAAAGTAATAACCTAAAAACAAATGAATATGAGTTTAATTAAGAAAGCAAATGAATTAACAATTCAGACGAAAATCAAAGCCCTAATCTATGGGCAGGCAGGTACGGGAAAGACTACCCTTGCACTATCAGCACCAAAGCCGCTACTTTTTGACTTTGACAATGGGGTGCATCGTGTGAATTTCGCACACTTGCAAGATGTGGACACTGTACAGATACGTTCCTATCAAGATTTTTTGGACGTACTTAACAATGAAAACCTTGCACCTTATGAAACCTTTGTTATTGATACTGGGGGCAAAATGTTAGACTTTATGGGCGAGTATATCATTAAGAACAATCCTAAAATGGGGCGTGCTAATGGTATGCTAACACTACAAGGATTTGGAGAGCGAAAAATGATGTTTTCAGCGCTTGTAAAACGTATTAGCATAATGAATAAGCACGTGGTATTTGTGGCTCATCGTGAAACGAAAACAGAGGGCGATGACACTCGTTACATTCCTCAATTTGGAGGGACAAACTATGACAACCTTGTAACAGAGTTAGACCTTGTAGGGTATGTAGAGGCGCAAGGGCGTGAACGTACTATCACCTTTGACCCTACCTCACGAAATGATGGTAAGAACTCGTGCAACTTACCTCCATTGTTCAAGATACCTACTATCATTGACGAGCAGGGTAACCCTACTGCGCCTAACGACTTTTTCACAACGCACGTAATTGAGGCGTACAATGCACGATTGGAACAGCATCGCAAGGCTAATGAATTATACCAAAAGCTCATTAAAGAGATAGAGGACAATATATCGGTTATAACAGATATAGACAGCCTCAATGAGACCGCACAACGTTTGCAAGAATGGCAACATATCGGCAACTCTAAAGTGATTGCTGGTCGCAAACTCAATGAGAAGGCGGCAACTTTAAATGCGAAGTTTAACAAAGATAGCAAGCAATATGAAGCAGTATAACATATATCCTACCTTGTTGGATAGTTTCACGAACTATCTTAATTCATCGGTAATCTATCAGCAGTTTTGGGGCTCATCAGAAGCCCCAACGCTGACAGAGGAAGAGTACGAGCGTCAAGCCTTTCAAGAACTCATTAATCGTATTAATAGAGTGCCTTTTGAAAGTGAAGCCGCTGACAAGGGTACAGCGTTCAATGAGGTTGTTGATTGCATTATTGAGGGGCGCAAAAGTACTAAGATAGATATTCATAGCGAGGGCGAGTTGATAACAGCAGTAATTAATGGCAGGCAGTTCGTATTTTCAAAGGAACTTGCTAAGAGTATAGCGATGCCTTTGAAAGAGGATAATGCGCTTACTCAATATCGAGTTGAAGGTACTATCAGCACTCAATATGGTGAAGTCTTTTTGTACGGATATTTAGACTACTTGTTACCCTTTAAGGTAGTAGATTTAAAGACAACGGGCAAATACAATGCTTTTAAGTATCGCAATAACTGGCAGCACATTGTATATCCTTACTGCTTAAATCAGCAAGGTATTGAGATAACCGATTTTGAATATTTGGTTACTGATTTTAAGAGTGTGTATAAAGAGACTTATACCTATATGCCTAAGTTGGACACGGCACGATTAAAGGATGTATGCGAGCGTTTTATTGAGTTTTTAGAAAGCAACCGAGAACTCATTACTGACAAGAAGATTTTTAATGAACAAACTACGAATGAGCACAAGGACTATCTTAACCGATAGTATGGAAATCATTATAGTAAAACCGTCAGTCGTGAGGTTTTCGCACCTAAGCGTTTTAGTAACGACTTTTTTAGCAAATGAAAACAGTGTTTAAAGTAGGAATGAATGTCTACGACCAGTTAAATTTTCCTGATAAGGAAGGTAAAGTTGTGGATATTTGTAAAGATGAATGTGTAACTTTACCCATAACTGTAATTTTTAAAGATAAGTATGATGAAGAAATTGAACGTTATTATACTTCAGATGGTAGATATAATATAGATAAATTACCTGTTCTATCTACAAAGCCTTATCAAATAATCTTGCAAGGCTTTGAGCAAAAAGCACCAGTACCAACGTATGAGGAAGCACTTGTTAAGGCAAAAACAAACTTTAATGGTTATCCGTCGTATGAGTTGGCTATGGCTGCGGAGTCACTACAAAAGTTACTTTTTCTTAGAGACTATTACAATGAGGGTTGGCAAGCTGATTGGAAAAATAATAAACAGACAAAATATACAATTGAATTTTATATAGATGAACTCTGGTGTGAAAGTTACACAACAAACAAAAAGATATTAAGTTTTAAAAACGATAAAATAAGAGATATCTTTTTTGAAGAACAAAAAGAACTATTAGAAATCGCAAAACCTTTATTATAACTATGGAAATACAAGGACGAATTAAAACAATATTCGCTACTGAAACAGTAGGGCAAAACGGCTTTCAGAAGCGTGATTTGGTTATCACCACAGAAGAGCAATATCCTAATGATATTCTCATACAATTCACGCAACAGCGTTGTGATTTGCTCAACAATTTGAAAGTAGGTCAGAATGTAAGGGTACATTTTAACTTACGCGGTAGAGAGTGGACAAACCAGCAAGGCGAGGTTAAGTACTTCAACACAATTGAGTGTTGGAAAATTGAACTCATTCAAACCACGAATGTAGCGCAACAACAGCAGCAAGCACCCCAAGGTTATGCACAACCTCCCCAAGGTTACCCACAGCAACCGCAATACGCACCGCCTCAACAAGCACAAGCGTACCCACCACAAGGACAACCGCAATATCAGCAGGGGCAAATGTTTAACCAGTACGGACAAGCACCCGCACAAGAAGACGACGGAATGCCTTTTTAAGGTAAAACAAAAAGCAAGTATCAATCGGGATAGTAGCAGGTTCGAGTCCTGCCTTGCTTTCAAAGATAATAAACTATGATTTTCAACGCAAGCAATGAGTTAGATATACAAAGAGCAAAGGAGCGTTTAGCGTTTCTTATCGAAAAGAAAAAGACCTTTGGAATCACTGAAAAGAAGCCCAAACGCACCTACTCACAGAACAATTACATTCACCTACTCTTTGCGTGGTTCGCATTAGAATATGGAGAAACTCCCGAATACGTGAAACAAGAGATGTTTAAGAAGATTGTAAACCCTCAGATATTCAGAACTGAATACGCTAACCGAAAAACGGGTGAGATACGTGAAGCGTGGCGAAGTACAGCGAGTTTGAATACAAAGGAAATGACAACCGCCATTGATAATTTCAGAGATTACGCCAGCAAGGAAGCGGGTATATACCTGCCAACGCCTGACGATTTGGCGTATCTCAATGAGATAGAAAAGCAAGTGAACAATTTACAAGGAAAATATTATTAAAATGAAAAAAGAAACAGTAAGCCGATTTAATGAGAAAATAATGACTTCCAACGACCTCTCATTATTGAAAGACAAAGAATCTAAGTACCTAATGAATAGTCTTTACAGACGATGGAAAGAAGATTTTACAGACGAGGATACTGGGGAAGTCGTAACCATAGAACGAAAAGAACTCATTATTTCTAAGGGCGAAGAATTAAACGATGAGAATTTTCAAACCATAGACTTCTTTATCAAGAGTGGGGAACTTAACATTGAAGATGTACGATTAAGTTCAATACAACGCACTGCAGATGCTGTATTAGGCAACAGTACTATATGGATAGCGGTAGTGGAAATCTCTCGAAAAAAAAGAACGTTCTACCTATATGCTAACAGCATAGATGTAGCAAGGGTAATTATAACTGACTATATCGAACAAAATTACATTGGGTTTTATGAAATAAAATCACTCAAAGAGCAGCAGTATTTTACCCTTGTATCGTTGGCAAAGAAAAACAGCGATGAGGAGCAAAATAAGTTCTATCAGATAGAGGTAGAAATAATGGTAAATAAAGAATCTTACCCAATGCGCTTTTTAGTTAAAGCACCTAATGCAGAAGAAGCAAAAGTACTAAGCGAGGCGTTTTATGAAACTTATATGCGAGTGTCTGATGAGGATAAAGAATTACCTCCTTACACAATGACCTTACTGTCAGCAAAAACGCTGAATGTAGAGGCGGTAATAGACCACCAGTTTTGCAAGGAATATATAGATAAAAGTAAAGAAACATTGTAGTTTTATCCATTGTGTACCCCGATAGGCAAGCACTCACGTTCGAGCCGTGAGCGGGGGCTAAAAACAACCCGATTTGAAAGGAGATTGAGCGCGCGGCAATCTAATTCAAATCTCTAATTTCAAATCAAAATGAATGAGTATCAGAAATTCCTAAAATCAAAGGAACGAAAAGTAGCCGAAGCGGGTTTTGAACTTCCTGACGAAAAACTAAACCCTAACCTATTCGACTTTCAGCGTTACATTGTAGCGAAAGCCTTAAGAATGGGGCGTTATGCCATATTTGCCGATTGCGGACTTGGAAAGACCCTAATGCAATTGGAATGGGCACACCAAGTAAGCAAGCATACGCAAAAGCCTGTAATAATACTTTGCCCTTTGGCAGTAGCCTATCAAACCATACAAGAGGGGCAAAAGTTCGGTATTGAGGTACAAAAATATGACGACAGCGAACCATTACAAGGCGTGTATATCAGCAATTACGATCAGCTGGATAATATCAATACTGCTCAATTCGTAGGGGTAGTGCTTGATGAAAGTTCAATACTGAAGAATTTCACTGGTAAGTACAAAAACCAACTCATCAAAGAGTTCAAAAACACCCCTTACAAGTTGTGTTGTACGGCTACCCCAAGTCCTAATGACTTGAATGAAATAGGCAACCACTCCGAGTTCCTTAACGTATTAGATGCGCAAGATATGCGTGCTAAGTGGTTCGTGCGTGATGAGGGTATGAATAACTACCGATTAAAAGGACACGCCACTAACGATTTTTACGGCTGGATTAGTTCGTGGGCTACTATGCTTACCAAACCTTCGGATATAGGCTTTAAGGCTGAAGGGTATGAGTTGCCTAAACTCAATTACATCGAAAAGGAAATACAGACAAAAAAGCGTGACAATGGTATGCTTTTCAATCCTTATTCGGTAAGTGCTACCGAGTTCCAAAAAGAATTGCGAAACACCCTCGACCAACGCATTGAGGCAGTAGCCCAGATAGTAAATAATTCCAATGAGGCTTTCATCGTGTGGGTAAATCAGAATGAAGAAGAAAAAAAGGTACTTGAACTCATACCCGATGCCATAGCAGTAAATGGTAGCGAGAAAACAGAAACCAAAGAAAAAAAGTTAATAGGATTTGCTAATGGTGAATTTAGGGTGCTGGTAACAAAGAAGAAAATAGCCCAATTCGGTATGAACTTTCAGAATTGCCACAACCAAATATTTGCAAGCCTCGACTTCTCATTCGAGGGTACATACCAAGCCGTCAGACGCTCCTACCGCTTTGGACAAACAAAAGAAGTAAATATCTATTTTATCACAACAGACACAATGGAAAATGTAAAACAAACTCGTGAACGCAAAGAACAACAATTTAAGGAAATGCAAGCACAAATGAATAAATTCATCAACGGCAGCGCTTTTGGGCTACTCAATTCGTATGAGTTCAAAGAAGTAAAAACGCCTAACTATTGGTTGATGAAAGGCGACAGCTGCATAGAGATTAAGCGCATTCCTGATAACTCAGTAGATTTAATCATATTCAGCCCCCCATTTAGTTCCTTGTTTACCTACTCAAACTACATTCACGATATGGGTAACAATGAAAGCCACGAGGACTTTTTTAAGCAATATACATTCCTTTTGCACGATTTGTATAGAATATTGAAGCCTGGCAGGCTAATGGTTTGCCACACCAAAGATTTGGCGGTATATAAGAATTCAAGCGGTTATACCGGACTATACGACTTCACAGGCGACCACCATAGAGCTGTTGAGGCGGTAGGATTTAAATACCACTCAAAAGTGAATATTTGGACAGACCCCGTTTTGGAAATGCAGCGAACAAAAACGCAACGACTTCTATACAAACAACTGCGCAAAGATAGCAGTTATACAGGAGTAGGACTACCAGAATACTGCACTATATTTCGCAAGTGGGAGGGAAATGAGGAAGATTGGACACCAATTAACAACAAGAATAAAGAGAATTTTCCATTAGATGTTTGGCAACATTGGGCGTCTCCTACTTGGAATGTGGAGAAGGGCGATATTGAACACCTTCACGAAGTAATGGAAGATTACAAGGTCAATACGTGGTTTGATATTAAGCGCACAGATGTACTCAACGGAAAGAAAGAGGCTACTGATTTAGGCGATGAAAAGCACATTGCACCATTACAATTATCGGTTATCAAGCGTTGCGTGCAGATGTGGAGTAATAAGGGTGAAACGGTATTTACTCCATTCTTGGGGATAGGAAGCGAAATATACGAGGCAGTTAATTTAGAACGCTACGGTATAGGGATAGAACTCAAAGATAAGTACTTTGAAACCGCTGTTAAGAATGTGAATACAATAACAGAAAAACAACGACAATTAACCTTATTCTAATATTTCATTCATTTGTCTCCCCTTGTCTTTGGCGAGCGTTATTATTTGGCGTGCCATTGTCCAGAGAGCAAGTTAAGGGTAAGGGGAGTTTTTTTTAAACAATAAATATGTAACTATGAAAGATACATTTATTCTAAAGGCTAAATACGGAAGTGTGGTCAATAAATTGTCCGACAAGCAGGCAGGCGTTCTTTTCAAAATGTTATTTGAATATGTGGAGAACGGGGCAAATGCAGGCTCTACAGATGAGAAAGTTGAAATGGCTTTTGAGTTTATCAAATTAGATTTAGATGCGTTTTCTGAAAGTTATCAAAAAAAATTAGCGGTTAGTAAGGAGAATGGAAAAAAAGGAGGTAATCCGAATTTTGTGAAGGGGAAATCTAATCCTTATTATGAGAAAAAAGATAACCCAAACATAACCGAAGATAACCCAACATTACCAAACATAACCGAAGATAACCCTAATGATAATGATAATGATAATGATTATAATATAAACAAACAAACAAACACGCACACGCACGAGGAAAAACCGAAAACCGAAAAATCGACCTTAAAAGCCTATGAAGATTTTAAAGGAGATGCTATCGCGCTGGCGGGCTGGTTGTCGAAACGTTGGAATGATGCTAAAAGACATTACAACGTTGGGGCAATAGGTAACGTTGCGATATTGGGTAATGCAAGAATGAACCTCATAGAAGTAGCCAAAAACTACACACAAGGCGAAATCGAATTAGCAATTAAAGGCGTATTCATTCAAAAACAGATTTATCCGCAATTCATCCTATCGCCCGATAAAATGTTAGAACCAGACCATTTTAGCACATTTTACAACGCTGGACTTACAAATACCCAACTTTACAATAAAGAGCCTCAAAAAGAGCTAAAAAGCAGTAAAACGGGAGTAGTGCGCAATGTCGGTGATTTGTGATTTTGATTTAACAACTAAAATTTTATAAAAATGCTAAAAAACACAATGGATATTAATGTTGCAATGCGGCGATTGCAATACTTTGTAAATCGAAAAGGAAATGCTGATGACAAGGTAGCGTTCAATTCTGTGTTAAGGTTCATTAACTCAACAATTGAAGATTACCCCAATAAATACCCGATACTATCGCGATTATTTTGTTTTGTATTCCTTAACCGCTACTTATTTGCAAGTGAACTCAAAGAAAAAATAACAGCAAGCAGTGTATTATCACACGTTCACGATGTCGTTAATAAACCACTTGAATTTTGGATTGAGGATATAGCCGAAATCACGAGAAGCCTCCGATACGAAGTTGCTTACAAAGACTATGAAATAGCACTAAGAGAGGCTAAAAGAGTAGCAGAAGCTAATAAAACACCCGCAGAAGAGAGCGAAACGTTGGATGATAAGTACAGAATAGAAGATATTTTGCGAATTTTAACAGAAAAGAATGAGATTGTAAAGGAAAAAATAGCAGATTGTGTTGCAGTTTTGCAAAAAGAGTACAAAAAAGAGGAAATAGAGTATTTTATCAAATCAGAAATCACTAAATTATCGTTACTATGTCAATAAAATTGCAAGAATTAGAAGATGGCGTAGAAGTATCTCCTTTCGATGATTTATGGTTTGAAAGAGAGTACGAGAAAGCATACGTGCCACTCGATAAACCGCTTCCTCCCCCCGAAACACTTATCAGCATCGGAGAGCATCAATACAAGGGTAATTACTACCCTACAACAGCGATGACGGCAGGAAGTTTTAGCGTGATTGCTGCACCAAGTAAGAGTAAGAAGACGCTTTTTAAAACGCAATTATGCGCCACCTACATTGGTGGCAATGCGTCCTATCGCTTCCCGTTACTACGAACCCACCGCAATAGTGATGAGTACATATTAGACTTCGACACGGAGCAATCCGAATACTACGCACAGCGTACTTTTAAAGGCGTTGCCGAAGTAGTAGGCACTATATATCCTAAGTACCTAACATTCAAGATATGCCACCTCACCGCTGATGAGCGTGTAGCATTCATTGACAAGGCATTAGAGCGTTACAAGGGCAAGATGAAGATGGTATTTATCGATGGCATCGCTGACCTAATGAACGATGTGAATAACCTCGAATGGAGTAACCAAATCGTGCATAAACTTATCAAGTGGGCAGACCAGTATAAGATACATATATGCACAATTATTCACGTGGCGTATGGTGTAACTAAAGCTACTGGACACTTAGGGAGTGCGGTAACTAAGAAAGCGGAAACAGTATTTTTGCTCAAACCCGATGAGAATAACAAGGATATAGTAGAAGTTATACCACAATACACACGTGGTTACCCTTTTGAAGCCTTTAAGTTTATGGTTGATAGTAGCGACTTTACGATTTATCCTTACGATGAATTTACAGGCACAATGGCAAAACCAATGGCAATGTCAGCAAGTAACACGCCAAGAGAACCAACGCAAGAGCGTAGCAATAACGCTATACCAACAGCCTCCCCTAATGAGGCTTTTGCTAAGAAAGAACCAATAGATGATGTACCATTTTAAAGACTAAAAACAAATGAAAAACAATAGATTTTTAACAGAATTACGTGCGCGAGGATTACAGATAACGCCACAAGAAGCGCAAAACCTAATGAATATCGCAATTGCTGAACACGATAAAGCAGTAGTAATGCCCGTGCTAAAACGTGAAAAAATAGCCCACTATGCTATCCTTGCCCTATCGTATGCCGATAGCCTCAATGAACTTATGTACGGAATTGACGATACAAAGTTCAGCAGAGAATTTAAACTCGCATTTCGTAGGCTAAAACTATATAGTGGGGAGGCAGTCAAGCAATTCAAAAAAACAATGAAAGACGACAAAGTGTTAATTGATGCTTTTGAATCGTATTCTAACGACTTATCGGAAATGATATATCAGCACTTAGACGTTATTAACGAAAAGTATAAAGAACAATGAAACTCATAGACCTTTTTAGCGGAATTGGGGGCTTTTCACTCGGCTTTCAACGAGCAGGCTACCAATTTACAGAGCCCTATTTTAGTGAGATTGACAAACACGCAATAGCAAACTATAAACACAATTTTCCAAATGCAAACTACATCGGAGATATTACCACTATTCAGCCCGCAGACATTGCAGGAGCAGACATTATCACTTTCGGTTCGCCTTGCCAAGATTTCAGCCTTGCTGGAAAGCGTGCCGGTCTCGCAGGTACAAGAAGTAGTCTTATCCAGCACGCAATTGCCCTCATTGCTCAGCTCAGACCAAGTGTATTTATCTGGGAGAATGTTAAAGGAGCATTCTCCTCAAACTCTGGTGCAGACTTTTGGGCGATTATCAAAGCGTTTGCCAACATTGGGGATTATACAATCGAATGGCAATTGCTTAATACAAGCTGGGTACTCCCCCAAAATAGAGAGCGGATTTACCTTATCGGACATCTTGGAGGAAGAAGTGAGCCAGGAGTATTTCCTATCCGAGAAATTGCAAAAGACAGTTTTAAAAAGACAAGGAACATATACGACTATTCACGAACAATATTAAGAGGTTATAAAAATAGCACTTCTACAGGTAGCTTTATAAAAACTAAAGATAATAAGATAAGATACTTAACAGAAATAGAATGCGAACGCCTGCAAGGTTTTCCAGACAACTGGACACAATATGGCAACTACAACGGTAGAAAAAGGCGCATATCAAAGACACAACGCTACAAACTCATAGGCAATGCCGTAACCGTGGATATTGTAGAATTAATAGCAAAACGATTAAATTTTATAGAACAATGAAAAAACAATCACCACAAGAAAAAGAAGCAGTAGAATTATTCGAGTATGCTGCACGTAACCTCATCAAGGAATTTTGCCACAAGCAAGACCTACAATTTGAATTTGACAATTACGATATTGAAATAGGCGTTGTGTGCTTATCCGATTACTTCTTCAATATTGAAGATATATACTACGATATGAAACACAATAAGCCCCAAGGCAAGATACTGCAATGGTACGATTACAGACTAATGCACGAGTCTAACATCAATTACCGCTCCTATTGTATGGGAATGAGATAGGAATTAAAAACTAAAAAATCAAACAAATGAAAACAATCCAAGAACTCGTGCCCCTTATCCAAGAATGGGCAAAAGAAAGAGAAATCTATAAGAAAATAACACGTTTTAACCAGCTCATCAAAACCCACGAGGAAGTCGGTGAGCTCATAAAAGCGTGTTATGACAACGATAAACCCGCCATACAGGACGCTATTGGCGATGTAATGGTAACGCTCATTAACTACTGCTATAAGGAAAGAATAGATGTATTAGAGCAAATCAAAGATGTTTTGAATTTTGAAAGCAAGCGAGCAGATAGCAAAGTCGTGTTAGCATTAAACATTCAAAATAGTTTAAATCGTCTAATGCACGCTAATTTTAAATTGTTAGGGATAGGTGGAGAAACGCCATTTTTGTTTTTTTACGAAATCATTACCATAATTGGTTATTTAGATGATATAGCCTTTTTAGAAAAAACCACCCTTGAGGAGTGCCTAAACATCGCTTACAACGCAATCAAAGACCGAAAAGGCAAGATTATTAACGGTAAATTTGTGAAAGATGAAAAATAACAACTACCCCACTTGGCTTGTCCCTATAGAGATAGCCAAAGAACTCAAAGGAATAGGGTTCAATGAGGAATGTAATTTCGTGTTAACTAAATCTAATAAAATAGGTTTTACATCTAAAAACAATGGTAATCATCATTTTATCGAAGATTTGGATAAATGTGATTACAATAGTATAGATATGGTTTCAGTACCTACTTGTACTGAAGTATTTGAATGGTTTAGGGAGGAAGGATATGATAGTTATATTGGATTAGAAAGTCATTCTTATATTGATGAAGGTAATTACTATTATTTTGAAATTACAAAGTCTAATCTATATAATATATCTCAATTAGATTGGAAAGGTGATTTTGATGATTACAATGAAGCTCGTGAAGCACTTGTAAAAGCCCTTATACGAACTTATAAACAAGAGCAGCCTATAATGGACGAAAATGAGTAACTCACCAAGGCAAAGGGTACAACACTACCTTTTGCCTTTTTTTATTTAAAAATAACAATCTTGTAACTAACTAATAAATAAACACTTACAAACTTTTGTTATATTTTAAACAAAATAAAATAAAAAAAGTAAGTGAAATACTTGCGTAATTAAAACAGTTACCTTATCTTTGCAGTGTAAAATTAAAACAAGTAATAACAATTTAAACATTCAAAGAAAAATGAGAACAAAAACATTCACAATCGAAAACAGCGAACGCAACTTAAATTGGGTGAACGAAAACTTAGACGCCCGTGATTATGAAGTTAAAGGCAATGATATAATCATTACCTACTTTGAAGATTTTCAAAAAAATGATATATTACAAGCTATATCTGAAAAAACTTACAATGTAATATTCAACGATGATAATAATTCTAATGATAAAGGCTTCGAGGCTACATTAGAATATTGTAAAGACTACATTCAATCATTCAATGGCACTAACCACAGCTATTTTGAAGATTACAAAGGCGGTATAGTACAAGTCGTTTGTAATGAAACTGGTGAGGTGGTATACGAAGAAGAAGTAATATAACACTTTGTAATGAAAAAGCCCCTAATGTAATGTTAGGGGCTTTACTTTGTAAAATTAAAACAAGTCTAACGATTTAACACCCTTAGAAATGAGAGGCAAAAATACAAAATAATATGGATAACAACAAACTTTTTGAATTAAAAATGCCCAAATTCCTATTGGCATTCGAGCCTAAGCAAATGCCCAAAGGCTTTCACTTTATCTACTCGCCTCATTACTTATCATTGATATTGGTAATTAGAGAGCGCACACAGATAGTAGTGCTTAATGATGAACTCTTACATCGCCCTCAACAACTATACACCATTAGCGATACAGAACAATTCAGATTAGTGATATTGCAGAATAACGTAAAGATAACAGGTGGGGAATTAGCCCCTGAAATATCAGAAACACAATTCTTAGATGAAGCGTGGCAATGGTACAATACTAATATGATAATACAAGAATAATTATGACACCGCACGACAAAGTAATATACATCATTCAGCAATTAGAGCTATCTGATAGCAAGGTAGCAAGAGCAATTCAGAAGAGTACATCAGCCGCAACACACAAGCGAATGAGGCTCAGAGATAACAAGTTTACTGATGAAGATTTTCAACGCATTAGAGATTTCTACCTCGAAAAACTCAGAAACATAGAAAAGTTATAAATATAACAAAATAATTTTCACACAAAGACGGGCAAAACGCTCGTCTTTTTGCGTTTTATAGGGTATGACAGTCAAGCGATTGCCGTTTTGTCAACTCTTTTATTTAGTTAAAACAACTAAATAAAACACTGATTTTCAGATTGTTAAGATGAAAAAATGTTAGGATTTTAAAGCAATATTTCGTATTTTTGCATTGTGAAAATTAGATAGTTATGAAGCACCAAGAGAGTACACTCCAAACCGCCTGCGTACGTTGGTTCAGATACCAATATCCAAACCTTGTTATTTACGCTGTCCCTAATGGTGGCAGTCGCAACGTTCGTGAAGCACAACGCCTCAAAGCAGAGGGAGTACTTGCAGGAGTAGCTGACTTGGTAGTTCTACTCCCACAAGGGAAGAGCCTCTATATCGAAATGAAAGTAAAAGGCAATCGCCAAACTAACAATCAAAAAGACTTTCAGAATAAAGCCATCGCACTGGGACATACATACACTGTATGCTATTCGTTTGAGGAGTTTCAACAAATTATTGAAAATCAAATACAGAAATATTGAAATACAATTTTTCACGAAAATTATATACAAAAAACACTGTTAAATTATATATCAAACAATGATACATATAAAAGCAAGTAAGAGAAACACAAACAAGCACACAGAAAAAGGTATGGAACTACTTAGTTCCTCTATCGATGAGGTGGGAGTGATTGAGAGTATATCAGTAACCAAGCAGGGGACAATCATTTCAGGACACGCACGCAAAGAGAAGTTCGATAAAAAAGGACTTGTACCAAAGGAAATAACCCTTGCAGAAAACGAATACCCTGTAATTGTTCGCAATGATATAGAAGACGATACAGATACCTACTACAAGGCACAAATATTAGCAAACACTACTGCGCACCAAAACTATAATATAGACCTTGAAGATGTAGAATCAATAGCAGAGGAGTACGAGTTTGAGTTAGAGGAATTAGGTATTGAGATTGAAGAAAAGGATATAAACTATTCAGAAGATAGTTTTAATGAAGATGAACTGATAGACGATTCAAGAAACAAACCTGCAATTATGAAGATTACTTTTGAAAATGCAGAACAATTGCAAAAGGCAGAAGTCGATATTACAGAGTTAATTGATAGAAAATATAAAGGGGCTTACTTTTCTGTAAGTTGTGGTGAATTATGAGATTAGAATTAGCAAGCAATAAAGCGATAAAATATAGTTGTTTAAATTTTCACTATGCAAAATCAGTACCAGTGAATACATTTGCTTATTCAGTATTTAATGATAATAACGAATGGTGTGGTTGTGTAGTATTTGGCACTGGTAGTAATAATAATATTGGTTCAGAATACAATCTAAAACAAGGACAAATCATAGAACTTGTAAGAATGGCACTTAATGGGAAACAAGAAACTACATCACAAGTATTAGCAAAAGCAATTAAGAAAGTAAAAAAAGACGTCCCTTTGTGTAAAATGATAGTCTCTTATGCTGATATTGACCAATCACACAAAGGAATAATATATCAGGCTACTAACTGGTACTTTGTAGGAAAGGTTTATGAAAATAAAACTGATAGCAGTTGGATCATAAATGGCAAGCGTATTCACGGGCGTAGGATTTCAGATATTATAAAGCAAAAAGGAGGATTGAAAGGAATATCAAGAAAAGATTTTATACTGAAAAATTTAGACAAGAACGCAACTGAATATGTTACAAAAGGTAAAATAAAATATCTATATCCTTTATGTAAGGAAATGAAAAAACTTTGTGAAACAATCAAAAAACCTTATTCAGAAATATGAATAACACCCCAAAAAATAGACAACAATGGATATTAGAGGAACTTAAAAAGTCTCCTCTATTGTCGTATGGGGTAATATGGGGTAAATATGAGGTAAAGTGGGGTAAGGGACAAACTACCTTTGATAAAGATTGGAAACAAGCCCAAAAAGAATTGAAAGATTGGCAAAAAACGATTAATGAGGAAGTAGCAAAGCAAGTGATAAGTGCGGAGGTAGAAGAGCGTAAAAAAGACTTATTTGCAAAAATGGACGCTCTGAAGATACTCGCTGACATTGCAAAGGGGAAAGGAATGAGGATTGATGGGGAAAAATTCATTCCTTCATATAGGGATCGTATTTCAGCAATTGCACAACTATCTAAAATGGAGGGATGGGACGCTCCAGTTAAGCAAGAGGTAACTGGTAAGGACGGCAAAGATTTACCTTTCCAAGTAACTGGGATAATTATTAAGTAATAATGAAAAATGTAGTACTTGAGTTTAACAGCAACGGAAATGACAAGCAAAAGGAATGCGGCAAAGCGTGGGCGAATGATGATATTGATGAGGTGCTTTATGGTGGCGCAAAAGGCGGTGGCAAATCATTTATAGGTTGTTCATTGATACTCGCCGATGCTATGATGTATGCAGGTACGCAGTATTTCATTGCTCGTAAGCAACTGAACGATTTGAGGCGTTTTATAATACCAAGTATTCACGAGGTACTCAATGGCTGGGGAATACCGCAAGAAGCGTGGAAGTATAATGGGCAGGACAATTACTTTGAATTGTATAACGGTTCAAGAGTATTGCTATTAGACTGTAAGTATTTGCCGAGTGATCCACAATATCAGCGGTTAGGTTCAATGCAATTTACTCGTGGGTGGATAGAAGAGGGCGGGGAGTTCGATTATGATAGTTATTCAAATCTCAAAATATCAATAGGGCGATGGAAAAATAGAGAATACAATTTGAAGGGTAAATTACTCATCACCGCCAATCCTTCTAAGAATTTCCTATATAAGGAATTTTACACCCCCTACAAGGAGGGTACGCTTGATAAGAGAAGGGCATTCATTCAGGCTCTGCCGTATGATAATAAGATGTTACCAAGAGAATACATTCAGAACTTGGAGAATACACTAAGAGGCGCAGAGAAGCAACGGCTACTGAATGGGCTATGGGAATATGACGATGATCCAAACGCGTTGTGCGATTATGATAAGATATTAGCGATATTCAATAATGACCAATTACCCAAGGAAAGCACGATGTACCTAACAGCCGATATTGCCCGCTTTGGTTCGGACTTGTGCGTTGTAGGTGTATGGCGAGGCTGGGAGTTAATAGAGATATATACATTGGCGACTTCAGCGACTACCGAGATACAAACACTCATTAATACGTTACGAATGAAGTATAACATACCAAAAGGGAATTGTATTGCTGATGAGGATGGCGTTGGTGGGGGCGTGGTAGATAATACGGGGATTGTAGGCTTTAAGAACAACAGCACACCCTTTGAAGAGAACGGACAACCTACCAATTACAAGAATTTGCAAACGCAATGCTTGTACAAGTTAGCCGAGCGTATCAACAACAATGGTATATACATTAGTGCTGATATATCAGAACGAACTAAAGAGATGATAACAGAGGAATTGGAACAAATCAAAAGTGATAATAAGGATGGGCAAAAGCTATCTGTAATTAACAAAGATACAGTGAAGCAAGCAATAGGACGAAGCCCTGACTATCGCGATATGTTACTAATGCGTGAGTATTTTGATTTGAAACCGAGAAAAACATTTAAACCGATATTCAGAAGATGACACTATACGACTTTATACAATTACCTGAAGAAAAGCAGAGAGAGATTTTGCCCGCTCTGAAAGTCTTAAAACCTCTATCTAACTACACGCGCAGGTATTGGTTTAAGAAACGCACACACGGGGTAAAAGATAGCATTACCGAATTAACATTTGGCGAGGTTAATAGTGTAAAGCGTTACGTGATTAAAGGCACAATGGAGGGTTTAATTGAAGCGTTCAGAATTGTGTACAAATGCAAGGCACGTGATATAATACGAATGGAGGTTACTCAATTCTATCGTTGTATGATATTCATCACAAATGAAGTAGATAAGGTAATAAAGATGGAGCAGCAGCATTGGAATACCGAACCTACTGAGCACGATATAAAACTACAACAAGCAGGGGTTAAAGAATTGGAGTGGTTTGGCGATTTGCCGATGATTGATAGTCTTGCAGGCGGTGATATACTAAGATACAATGATATTGAGAAACTCAATTACTTGGAAGTGCATTATATCTTATGGTATAGAGCAATTCAAACAAATATACAGAATAGATTTCAGAAACTAATGATTAATAAATAAGGTTATGAAAGATATATTACAACAAATAGCCACGAGCAACGGTTGGCACTTTGATTATGGGCGTTCAGATTTTCACAATTTGGAAACAGAAGATGGAAAGGAATATTACTTCTTTCTTGACCCGTTAGAAGAGAGTGTAATATTTGATGAATACATTGTGCCAACAAAGCGCACTTATAACGGGCGATTTATGCTTTTGAAACACTCAGACTTTGATAGGGTGTATAATTCGCAAAGTGATAACAATCAAACAGAGGGCAAGTACGAGCAATATATTAAACCCTGTAAGGAAAATATTATGAATATTGCGAATGCTATTTGCGGTGATTACACAATTGAGGGATGGCGAATGATAGAGGTTATTAACTTGTATGATAATAATTTCGACGGCGTGCTGGTTACGTTTCAGATAACAACTAATGATTAACAATGAAAGAGCCTATTGATATATTATACAATGAGTTGGACACTCTTAAGAATGACCTAATTGCTAAGCATAAGGAATTAAATATGCGAGCGAGTGGGCAATGGGAGAATGCTTTAAGAGTAGAAGTAGCCCCTATTACTGGGGGCGGATTGCGTGGTATCATTAGCGGTGCAGAATACACTTACTATATGCAGCACGGGCGCAAAGCAGGCAAAATGCCGCCAATACAATCTATTGAACAATGGATATTAGCAAGAGGTATACGCCCAATACAAGAGAAGATGAACACTAATGCACTGGCTTGGGCTATTGCTAAAAAAATAGCACGTGATGGAACTAAGAGAATGCAAGCTGGCGGCACAACTGCCTTTATTGATGCAATAATAACACCTGATAGGGTACAACAGATAATTGAGAAAGTAGGGTATAATTACGTGGCTACTTTCACAAGTGAAATTATTAACTTTTTAAACAGATTAGAAAAATGACTTTTGAAGCTTTTGATTATTGGGGCGCATATAGTGGATACCCTCTATCTATTATGTTTGATGAAGAACACAATAAACTTAAATCATCGTGGAGACCTGAAGTGATTATTAATATAAGTTTTAGAACATACAACAATAGTAGGTATAAGGATAATGTAATAGAGATAAGGAGAGAGTATGAGGTTGAAGAAGTTACTAAAACTATGAATATAGACCTTACTTCTATATTTAAAAACTTTACTTTTATACAAGATATTAATAACGGATTGGATATAGGTCGTTTCTCAAGCTATACTTTTAAAATTTCAGTAACAACGCAATATTCAGAAATCAATGGGGATATTAAGGAATTAAGCACAAAGAGTAGTGAATTTAAAGTGTACGCGTCTAATTTCTCATTCTACAATATCAGCACAGAATGGAATGGGATAAGAATTTGCAAAGAGTTTAATGGAAAAGAAAAACCATACACGACGTACTTCAAAGGTTTTAAACAAGAAGATAGAGTAATCAACATTAAGCAAGATAATTTATTTAATTATGAAAGTATTAACAGAAGCGAAAACGCTAAATATGTAGATAGAGTAGTTGATGAGTGTGGTATTTTTATGGCGTGGCAAAATACAGCTGGTTCGTGGAGTTATTGGCTATTCTCTGAAGAATACATAGAGGAGTTGAAGACTAAATCATTAGGGACATTAATAGATGGTTATATAGGAGAAAATGTAACAAGAATACATCCGCTTGGATTGACTGCTGTCAAGCGTTGGGTATTGAAGAGCGAAATACCCGTAATAAGCGGGGAATTGGAGGAGTTGCAATCTCTATTGTATAGTGGGGTTGCTTTTGTGTACATCAATAACAATGGGCAATTAAAACCTATAAGAGTTAATATTGTAGATGGTTCATACAAGTTTGATATTAACAAGCAAGACACACACCCATTCAGTGTTACAATAGAATTTGAGCCTTTAAAACTTAAAACTGAATTATGATAGAGTTAATAATCAATGGTATTGCTGCCGATGTTGAGCAGAAGCAATTAACCTACAATATGCAGGTGAATGACATGTTTAACTTTGACACAAAGGAAGTTTCTTATTCTGAAACTATATACCTTCCAACAACAAGCAATAATAGAATGATATTCGGATTTGCCGATGAAATAGAAATTGTTAGCAATAGCCCATATAATACTTATAAAGTAGATTACAATGTTAATGGCATCCCTATACTAAGAGGAGGTATAGGGTACTTAGTGAGTAAGCGTGATAATTATTTTGTTTTTGAATTTAAGAGCAACACTCTACAACTATATCAATTCTTGCAAGGTAGAGATATTAAGAGTTTAAGGAATCTAATAACAAGTGAAGATAGGCGAAGTAAAATAGAAATATCCAACAACAACGATAACGATGATGACACAATAATTAACAATAGTAATATGTACCTATTAGCTGATTATGGCGATGACAGCGTTAATTATTTGGGAGGCACTTATTATTGGAAAATAAAGCGCACTCCAATATCACTTAATGTTGATAGGATATTCAGTTTGGTAGCGCAAGATGGAGGGTTTGATTTTAGCGGAAGAATTTTTAGCGAATTATATTGGAAGAGAACATACATTACATCATCTAATATTACATTTGATGACAAACAATATGAGGTATTTACTGCTAAAACAATTAAGAAGTTAGAAGTATCAAGTTACTTATCACAAGATAGATATTACGATTTTTATGATGCTGTAGAACCAAGCGTTGTATTAGATAAGTATATATCATCCAACAAGAGCAATCCTTACACTGTGAAAGAAAATGGATATTATAGAGTTACCATCAACATAGGGAAAGCAACTTCTAATATATCTAGTGGTACAATATCACTAAGATATGGACTAATGTGTTCAAATCAAGGTTCAGGAGAATTATTCAAGCGGGCAGATATAGGAAGTAGAGGATTGGATAATTTAGACGCCACATTCGACTTCTACGCCGAAAAGAACGATATTATAATGGCATTAATGGACAAAGAATTTGGAAATGTTGGTAGAGATAACATTTTTAAGATTTTTGTCGAAAATGTAACATTTAAGATTGAAAGGATAAAAGAAAACAATAACATTCAAGAATTAGTTTCCGACCTCCCATTGATTGATTTTTTTAAAAATATTTTCAAGATTTTTGCTTTAACACCTATATACAGCAGGGGAGGATATCACTTTTATACACTTGCTGAACGTGTTAATGTAGCTCCTATTATCGATTGGAGCGATAAGTTTGTAAAGATTAAAGAGGTTAATTTTCACTCCACAAACTATGGGCAGTTGAATGTATTCAAGTACAAGAAATACGAAGATGACAAAGAATACCTACAAGATGACTATGACACTAGACTATCTTTCAATGACAAGTATTTGCCAGCAAAAAAAATATTCTCTGTTGATTTTTACGCTCCTTTGAATAGAATTAAAGTTTTTGGGAATGATAGAAATTTAAATTGTTTTGAATTTTTCACTAAGGAGGAAAAAATAGAAAATGGCGTTTTAAAAGTAAATTACAAAGAAAAAACGGGGAGATGGCACGTTGTTAAGAGAAAAGCAAGAAAAGTACCTACAATAGTAGAGGATATTGACGGCTCTAGAAGGCAAAGTAATAGCGTATGGGTTGCCGATACTGACGAATTGACTTGGAATAGGATAATTACTGAGCAATATGCAGATTGGAGTAAAATATTGGAACATCCTAAGATTGTAACCGCTGAATTTGCATTGAACGAATTAGATATCCATAGTTTTGATTTTTTTTCGAGAATTTATGTAGATAAATTCGGATGCTATTTTATTCCAAACAAAATAAAGTACAAAGCAGGCGCAACATCAGAAGTTGAAATGATTAAAATAAACTAACGAAATGGAAAGAATTAACATTGCACAAGTAGATATTGACGTTGAGGCTCTCATTAATAAAAGTGCTGAAGTAAGGCAACGTATAATGGAGGTTAGTGACCAAATGAAAGCCCTCAAAGATGCGTTGAACAAAGGGGGTATTTCGGTGCAGGAATATACCCGACAAATGGCATTGTTGCAAAATGTACAACGTGAAAATCAAAGAGAGCAAAGGGCGTATGATAATCTCATATCATCGCATATTGCGGTACAGCACCAAACAATGCAGGCTAATAATACTCTTACGGGGTCTATACGTGAGTTGGGGACGGCTTTAGCGCAAAATAGGCGTATTTACGAAGACTTCACACAAGCACAACGTGAGAGTGCTGAGGGGAAGCAATTGCTTGAAACTATTCACGCACAAGATGAGGCTTATAGAGAGTTGCAACGCTCTATTGGTGTTACTCAAGTAGATGTAGGTAATTATCGGCAAGCGATATTAGATGCGTTGGGCGATAATCAAGCATTCGGAACATCTATGAATGGCATTGTTAATTCGTTTAACAATCTAAGGGTGAATGTAATTGCGCTTTCCACTCCGTTTGTGAATTTTGTGCAAACTGGTCGATTAGCCCCAGCAGCACTCAATGCGACAGCAGCGGCTACGGGGAACGTATCTACGGGTATGAAAGTATTAAGAGGGGCTATTATCGCTACTGGTATAGGTGCTTTGGTTGTAGTATTAGGCTCTTTGATTGCATACTTCACAAGCACTCAAGAGGGTATTAACAAGGTTAATAGGGTACTTACTCCGCTTAAAGTGGCATTTCAAACGCTCATTGGAGTAGTTCAGAGTGTAGGTAAGGTGATGGTAGAAGCATTCCAAGCCGCGTGGCAACCTATCAAGAAAGCGGGGGAACTTATCGGCACATTCTTAATAACACCTCTAAAACAAGTTATAGGAGTAGTGAAAGGACTTAGCAAGGTGATAACTGGAGATTTTGAAGGAGCGTGGGAAGAGGTTAAGAAACCAACGCAAGACTTGGTTAATAAAGCCAAAGAGATGGGCAAGGCTGCATCAGATGCCAAGGGGAAGTTTAGCGAATTGGGTGGCGAGATGAAGAATATAGCGGGTAATATTAAGGCTACTATGGATGAGGCTTTAAAACGCGGACAAAGAATTGAAGAGATAAACCAAAAACTATCAGCATCAGAAGCCGACTACATAGAGCAAACCGCTAAGTTAAAGCAACAATTTAAGGAATTGAATTTGATAGCGGAAGATACTACAAAAACATTTGCCGAGCGTGAAGAAGCTGCACGAAAGAGCATAGATGTACAACGCGAAATTAATAAACTTGCAGAAGATAGGAATTTATTGGAGCAGGAGTTGTTGAACCTCAAATTTGCAAGCAACGACACGAGCGATGCTGATAGGGCTGAATTGGCTAAAAAGAAAGCAGAATTAGCAGAACAAGCAGCGGCGCGCATTGAAGCAATAACCACGCAAAATAACAAAGTGAATACGATACGCAAAGCAGCCAATGACCAAGCGGCGGCACAAGCGAAAGAGGCAGCAGATAAAGCACGTGAGATTTTGCAAGAGCAATTAAAACAACAACGTGAAGCCGTTGAGGAATACGCCAAGACAAATTCAGCAGTAGCACAATCACTACAAGAGAGGTTAAGTATTGAAGAAAAAGCAATGAATGACCGACTCGCAATTTTGGAAACTGAAAAATCCAAGGGGTTAATAAAATCCAATGAATACGAGAAGCAAAAGTTAGAGATACAACGAGAATATCTAAGTACAACAACTGAATTATCTATCGATGCTGTAAAGAGAGAGGTAGAAAATTATGAACAAGAAAACAAAACAAAGATAGACAACAACGTATTACTAACCGCTGAATTAGTTGCAGAAGAACAAAACCGACAAGATGCCATCTATCAAAAGAAAGTTGAGGCGTTGGAGAAAGAAAAGTTGCTCAAACAAGAAGCAAGAAACTGGGACTACCAAGCGGAGGAAGAATTTCAAAGCCAATTGCGAGCATTGAAAGAAGACCACGACACACAAGCGAGGGAATTAAAGCAGCAAGTAGCGCAACAAGAGAAAGAGCAAAGGTCTATTGATGCTGATTTAGATTTTCAAGAAAGAATAGCGAGATTAGAAAGTGAGGGTGCAGGAGAGTATGAGATAAAGTACGCTCAATTAGAGAATGAAAATGCACTTGCTATTCAGAAAGCCGATGAGCAACACGAAGCAGGGCAATTGAGTGATGAGCAATACCAGAGTACTTTGGAATTAATTCGTAAAAACTACGCCAAGAGGAAAATGGCTATTGACAAATCCGTTGAAGATGCAAAATTGCAAGGGTTTCAATCTGTATTAGGGCAGATTAAAGGATTGGTAGGAGAGCAAACTGCATTAGGAAAGGCTGCAGCTATTGCTGAAACTACCATCAACACGTATATGGCAGCACAAAAGGCTTACTCGGCAATGTCAGGAATACCAGTAGTAGGCCCCGCGTTAGGAGCAGTTGCGGCAGCGGCAGCGGTCGCATCGGGGCTAATGAATGTTGCTAAAATATCAAGTACCGATGTTAAATATGAAAAAGGTGGATTACTCAAAGGCAAGAGTCACAATGAGGGAGGCATTCCTTTCACTGTTGCGGGTCGAGGCGGATTTGAGGCTGAAGGGGGCGAATATATAGTGAACAAGCGCGCAACGGCTATGTATTTCCCAGTATTGGAGGCTATCAATAGAAGTGCAGGTTATGGCAATTATAACCCCGTGTATATGGCAGCAGGGGGAGTGATTAAACAATTGCCTGATGCTCAAATCGACTACAAAGAAATGATGAATGCTATCAAGGAGGGTGCTATGCAAGGCACGCAAGCAGGTGCTTACGAGGGTGCTATGCAAGGTTCGCTACAAGGTACTCAACAAGGGGCATTCGAAGGCGCGCGTGCTGGTAGTCTTGAAGGCTCAATGCAAGGGGCATTTGAGGGTACAACGATAGGCACTACTTCGGGGCTTTCGGATAGCATTTTGCGAATTAGTGATAATGAACGAGCACGGCAATCAGCAAGTATATGATAAAGTTAAAAGCAATATTAAAGGGTTGGGAGAATTACATATTTACCGACCCTGAAATTGAGGCAAAGGCAAAAGAGCGGGCAAAGATATGCGCGAATTGCCCTATGGCTAAAATGGGTACATACCCACAACTAATGAAGGACTACACGCTGAAAGATGTAGAAGGTATGGTGTGCGGTGTATGCGGTTGCCCACTATCTACTCTTTTGCGACAAGACGAAAAGGGATGCGAACTTAATAAATGGGAGTAGCAATGAATATATACGAAAAATTAAAACCAATGGAAAACGACCTGCGCTTGATTTACAAGCACGGGGGCAGAGTTGCGTGTGAGATATTTCGAGACTTGGAGATTTACGAAGAATATCAAAAAAGTAACGCCCCTAAGATGGAGCGTTATACTTTCATATCTGAACAATTTAAGATTAGCGAGAGCCTCGTTCGTGCTATCATAAAGCAGATGAATAAAAAAATTTGCAGCTAAACTTACCACTGTACTTAACACTTATTTTATAAACAACTCATATTCAAATAATTATTTTTGTAATTGTGTTTAAAGATAAAATAAAAAAGACTTAACAAAAGTGCTAAGTCTCTTTTAATTTTGTTTTTAAAGGGCGGAAGTCATAAAAGTTCCTCTTGAGGTAGCTGTTTTCTTAACTTGTCCGTTTTGTAACAGTTGTATGGTAAGTGTAGAGTTATCATTTACTCCTCTTCCTCCTACTGCTACTTGCATAGGCTCACCTCCTTTGATATCCATTACATAATCTTTAGTGAGAGGTTTTGGACTTGTATCTGTTTCAACTTCACCGGTTGAATATTGAAATACAATAGAGATTACGGTAACTCCTTCAGATTTTAAAATTTTAAGAGCATAACCTGAATCGTCTCCTTTGTTATCACTTTTGCCACAAGCTACCATCGCAAAAATAGCTACTAATAAAAGAATTGTCTTCTTCATTGTTTATCTGTTTTTTAGTTATTAATGGCGCAAAAGTACAAATAATTTGCAAATTAGCAAATTAACCTTTCCTTTTATTTCAATCCATTAGACCTGAGGTAAGGCGGTTATAACTAAGCGAAATTATTTTTTTCTTATAAAATTATAGCTTTATAAGAAAA